GTCACGTTGTTGGTCGGGATTCGCTCCGGCGGCACCACGTTCACTTCTTTGTTGAAGCGTGGGAATTTCGTCGCGTGCGACTTCACTGGCACACCGTAGGCGCGGATGAGGATCTCTTCCCTGCCTCGGCCTAGCAGTGCCTCCTTGATCCGGTGGTAGCCACCGAATGGATTGTCCTGAGAGTGGAAATAATGGATCGATGCGTTGCGCTTCTGACTGCGCTGGACGTATGGCACCAACTCTCCGTTGAGTAGTTCCGCCTCACGGCTTTCAATCGTCTTGGCACCGTCGAGAAACTCCTTGATGACCTCGGTGTAGCCATCGATGGGCGTGAATGTCAGGAGGAGCTTTGCATCTCGCGTGGCAAGCCGGAACCGCAGCGTGTTGATAAGCTCAGGCCCAAGCAGATACTCGTCGAGCCACACACCGACGTTGTGCCATTTCGGATTCCGGCTGCCAAGCTCCGCACCCTCGAGGATCGTCGGGTTGTTTTGATACTGTGAGTAAGTCTTGAAGATGATCTGCGACCCGTTGGGCAAGATCAACGATGAGTCTGTGAAGCCGTTTTTCTTCGTGTAGGAGATGTAGGTGCCACTGGTCGTCTGTTTCATCCGCATCTCAGCGGGTAGCCAATCCCAGACGGCACTCTGCTGCTGCCGGATGGATACCTCGGCAGTCTGAGCGAAACAGAAGATTTCTGACCCGGGATTCTCAAGCGCAGCACGCACAATTGTGAAGGCACCCCACTGGGTTTTGCCTGATCGGTTTCCGCCGAGGGCAACAATCTCGGTGACTTCGGCCAGTTGTTCCTCGGCCTTGTCCCAGTGCGGCAGGCGGAAGCCAAATCGATACGGATCCCGCTCGGCATTTTCGATTGCCTCATGGTAGATCGCATGGATCTCAAGCAGTGTCTCCTCGTCAAGCTCGACGATCTCCTCGTCGGTCGGAGGTTCGAGGATTGGATGTTTGCGCCAGATCATGTGGTGACAATTTCAGCCTCGACGGCATCGTTTCGCAGCTTGGCAGCGATGCGTGCCTTAGCCTCTGAGATCACCTTGGCGGCATCGCTGATGGACGCTCCCTTGCGGTGTTCGATGACGACCCCGGCCATGCCTGAGAGCTGTGCTGCCTTGTCGGTCATGATGCCCACCGTGAGCGCAAGTTTGTCGGGCGAGATGTTGACCAGTTGGTCAGGGTTCTCAGCCAACTGCTCGGCCTTGTCGAAGAGGAGGTCTGTGAACGTCTGGGCGGCGATGGCATACTTCTGCGAGAATTCCTTCCGCTTCGTTTCAAGCGTGTCTGCGTGCCTCCATGAAAGCCCATTGATCGCACCGTAGCTCAGTCCTGTGCGCTTCGAGATCTGCTTGTTGGACACTCCCTGCGCTTTCATCCACAGCGCAGTCGCAGCGGTGCGAGGAGCACACACTTCGATGCATTTGTAGGTGACGCCCATTTCTTCGGATCGTTTGCGGACTTCGTCAAACCACTCCGGTGGTGGATCGACGTCAGGTGGTTTCTCAAGCTTGCGTGGCATTCGGTTATTTTAGTTTTGATGCTCTGTCGATGGATGATGCGTTGCCTGATGCTTTTTTCCCGTATTTCATCCGATACTCGCGCTCAACTTCCTCGTCGGTGTCGGCATAAATAGCATCGATTGCGTCTGCATCACCTTGGGCCGCCGAAGACGCGAGCGCATGAGCGAGGTCAGGGGCATCTTTTTTCACGGCAAAGAATGCACCCCCATCGCTTTCGTAAATCTCATGGGTCGGCTGAAGTATCGCCAACGTTGTCGGCATTGGCCTATCAAATGCCTGAATGTAATCATCTGCGATTTGCCTGTCACTATTGTCGTTCATTTTTTTGTTTCTGGTTCCCCTTGATCGTCAGCTTTTTTTGCCCGAAAGACAATACCGATTTTTGACTGGTCTCGGATTGTGTTTACGATGTTGAATTCAGAAGCCTTACTATTCGGATCGTTCAATGTGAATTTCCCTGCCTTCACTGGGAGTTTTGAATATTCGTCAACGAAGTCCGGGAATGACTCAAGAACCGATCTTTGATTTGTGTTGAAGATATGCTTCGACTCTGCCGGGCCAAGCATTGACCAAAGGTATGCTTCGTGCGGGACGAAATTTGGATTGGATTTGAACTTCAATGCTGCCTTTTGTTCTGCTTGTGACATTCTTGCAATTTCTCTAGGATCATCACCAAGGTAAACGGCTTTGAACTCAGGATCGCTTGAAAGTTCAACTGAACTCACGACATGCAAGCTGTCGCCAGTCAATTGATCACCAATAGCCTGTGAGATTTTCTGAGAATCAAACTCGCCCCATTTGACCGACGCTTCCTTATTCTTGACTGCAAGGATGAGGGCTTTTCTGCCTTTGAATGTGTTTGAAAATTTATCCAGTTCTCGGGATGGCAATAATTTTTCAGCATTCTTGAACGCTTTTGTCTTTTGGTGCTGCTTAAGTAACTTCTCGGCATCCATCATTGTTTTCTTTTTCAATGCGGATGTAGGCATCTTTTCGTATGCCCTGCGCTTGTTCTGATAATTTCGAAATAATGCATCAACCTCAACTTCCTCTGTGCCTGCTGCCTTAGCACCTAATGCTTCTTTTAAGTAGTTGGTCTCGTCATCGATATCTTTTTTAATGCCTTCAATATTATTCTCTAGCATCAATCGGTCCTCTGCGCTGAGTTGGTTCTCCCCTGTATCCTTTTTTGCTTTCGCTTTATCGTCTTTCTTTAGAGCATCAATAAGGTCTTTTTGCGTTTTCAGCAAGCTCCTGAGTGTTTTCTTGTTTGCTGATGATTGTGCTTTTTTGAGCGCAACATTCATTACGATCAGCAATGTGCTCTGATCCGCTATGGATAGATTTGAGTTCTCGATTTCGTTAGAGAAAATTCGCACAGTCCTTGTGTTGGAGTCGTGTGCATGCTGATCCATATTGTATGTGAGGAGAGTGGTCGCACCATACTTCTGAGCTTTCGTTGACATGTTCTTTACTGGTCCCCACGCATTGTTAGACCATACTAGTTTATAAGAGTTTCCATTGCCATCATCGACAGTATTCTCTTGGTTTACCTTGAGGTCTGGGAACGAATGCCCACCCATATCACCATCCGTGGCACCATGCCTGTCTGCCATTGCCAACTGAACTGTCGCACCATTGTATAATTGGTCGAAGTCCCCAAATGCAGGCTGCCTCATTAATTTGGGATCGAACTTAAATGTGATATCTTCTCCCTTTTTGTTGGTCGCATACTTAATCGCCGCTCGTTTATTGAATTTCGACACCTTGAAATCCTCCTCAGGATATTCATGCCTTGTCGAAATTGGAGGGAGTGCCTCAGTGCTTTTGAGGGGTCTCGAAAGATTGACGATGCCATCTGGCCCGATTGATGCCTTAAGGAATGTTTGATCTCTGCTTGATTTGTAATTCTGGGGCAAAGGCTCAGGCATATACCTGATGTCACTCGACTCCGGCATCTGCCTTGCCTGCTCGGGCATCCTCACTTGGCTCACAGCTTCGTAGCTCGGAGTATATCGCAGATCTTTCGGCTCACCGTCAGCGTCCATGATCGGCTCGCCTTCGGGAAGGTAGTTGATCTTGACCAGATTGTTTTGATACGGAAGCTGTGTGGACCCTACAAGCTGAGTCGCCTTGTTCATGCGGTCGAGTCGATACGACTTCACCACAGCATCCACTCGATCAGATGCGACAAGCGGGTTGATGTCCTTCTGCCCAGCTCCAACATTGCCAAACACCGAGTTAATGAAACTCTTGTGCTGTTCCCACTGCCCACCATACTTGTCCTTGAAATATGCGTCAGTTGGTTGGTTCTTGCCATGCGAATCGATGACGGCATTCACATCGCGCAGAATCGTCTCCATGTTCCCGTCATAAAGCGCACGCCCACGTTTGCTTGCTGACTTTTCTGATGCGTTGGCAAACAGTTGGTTGGTGCTCATCACCCGAATCAAGATATTCCCATCCTTGTTGATCTCAACACCGTAGGGAACCACATCACGCAGTTGCGGCTTGATCTGGTCATACCTCCACTGACCTTTTCTATTCTTCTTGAGGGCAGGTTGGTAAATCACAGAGAATCTGTGTCCTCTGGCCGCCGGGTCAGCGGTTGTATTCGATGTATCCCTCGCAGCAGCATTCAACAGTTTCAACTGCTTGATCTGCTTGCTATTGAATCGTCCTGACAAATTCAATAACTCGATCTGTCTGTCGTTGAGATACTGACCGCTCCATGTGTTGTTGTCTGGGTTATACGAAAGCTCGCCGTCTGGGATCGCCTCGCCTCGCGCTTGCCTTGACTTCAAGTCATCGACCAGCAGCATTCCTGCCTGCGATCTCAACTCGTCGGTCTCCTTCTTGAGCGGGATGTATTCACCGCTGGCATCGAGGTATGGATTCCCGTCCGCATCAGTCTCCCACAGCGAGCTTGCCTCACCAAGAATCGGATCATTCTTTCCGGTGACAGGAATCTCAATTCCATTCCGTGCCTTGCGCTTTGCTGCGTCAATCCCTCCCTTGCGGCCGACAGACTCGTTGACCATCTTCTGGAACATCCGGCGGACCTCTTGGCTTTGATACAGCTTCCCAGACAAGAATCCATTGCCAGTGACCATCTTCCCCTTGTTGTCCATCACCCCGCCAATGCGGAAGTGCAGATCTCGCAGAATCGCAGACTTGTTGAGGATAGCATCACCCAATGCTCGCGCCTTGTCGTTGATGATCATGCGCCCGGCAATGCCGCCCAGCTTCCCGCTTTCGGCCATGCCCAGCATGTCATCGACGTTCACCTCGATGAAGTATTCCTCGGCGAGATATTTTTCGTCAGGAGTCTGAAACTCTCTCTCGCTCTTCGTCATTGGGTCACCGATAGCGTCACGCATTTTCACGGTGCGCTCATGCTGGCTACGCAGTCGATTCACATACTCGTCCTTGAATGCTTCATACTGCGGATCGTAAGAACCGTCGCGGCCTCGAAGCAATCCACCAGTCTGGAACCCGTCGCCGACAAGCTGGGCCACGACCCCGTCACCAATGCCATTGTTCAGCATGTGGTGCATGAATTCGTGCGTCAGCAGTGGCTTGAGTGGGTTTGCCGCATTTGGGTTCACCATCACTGTCTTGGTGTTCCGGTCGTAAGCACCAGCACCTTGGTCAACGAATTGAATCTTCGCGCCCGGGTTGCTTGCCGAGAACGTGCCGATCACACGCTTCATGTCGGATGGCATGCCGTTATACATCACACGCTGCGACGGGTCAGAAATGGATCGATAGAAATTCAAAGCGTCACCATTCTGGAGAGTCTTGATCCTGTTCGCGCCGCCCATGGTGATACCACCAAGCGCCACTCCTGTCCCGCCGAAGAACAACGTCTCGACCGCCGCCTGCTTGAGGATATTCGGATTGAAATCACCACCTTCTGAGACCCACTCATACGCAAGGTCAACCGGGTATGATGCGACCAACCCCTTCGCTACATTGCTAACGGCACCGGGGATCCTGCCGCCCATGGTCGCGGTGTCCATCAAGCCTGACACTGCGCGATGCGCTGGGCCTTTGTTTGGCATCTCGTAGATGCGCTTCCAGAAGCCGATTTGCCCTCTGGCCTTTGTTGCCTCCTTGCCCACCAAGCTGATATACTCGCCAGTAGCTTTGATGAATGGTGCCGTTGACCACGTTGCCCTGATCGCCGCAGGAATGAATGCCGCCGGGCCGAGACCGAGTGCCGCACCTGCGCCGCCTAGTCCAGACAACGATGTGATTTTATTCATCGCGTTGTAGGCTTTGTCGGCACCCACTTTTGAGGCTAGGCTTGAGAGTCCTTTGTCGATGCCAATCATTCCGCGCCCAGTAGCCTCAAGGGTCTTGCCGAGAGCAGTGATTGGCAGGTATGGGATTTGCCGGGCCTTTTGTGTGACCTGCAACACCTTGTCGGCGACGTTGGCGCTCTGAGTCGCCTTAGCAAGATCGTCTGACACAGCTGCAATTTCATCGGTGAATCCACCAAGTCTCGTCGCTGCTTCCTGCCCCGTTGTCCGAAATTGATTTGCGATTCGCAGGGCATTGTTCGCCCGGTCAACAAGCCCAGCCTGCGACAGTCTTTGCGCCATGCTCTCCGCAAAGACCGCCTTCTTTTCCGCTGCCTGAGTCGCGACCTGCAACCCAGATGCTTGGCGTTGGAGCGCCGCAAGTTGCTTTGTCTTGTCGAGAACCTGTGCCGCTTTGATATCTGCTTGAAGAAGGCTTCTTGAGATTGGCTTGAATGCAGCACCCAGCCCTTTCCCGGCGACACCGAATGCCACCTTGCCAGTCATCGCTGCTGGTCCGTATGGGCTAAACATTGCTGCGAATTGCCCAGCAGACTCACCTCGTTGCTCGAGTCCCTTTGCCTTCTCCTCTCCAACCGTCTGGACGTTTTGCTCTCTGGCTTCACCGACACCTAACTCAGCGCCGACCATCTCGCCCAATCCATCGATGACGTCTGCGGCCTTGGCGTTTTTGATTTCGTAGTCCAACTTCTCAAATCTTTGATTGAGTGACGCGAGCGCTAAATCTTCTTCTGCCTCAGTGTCAGACAGTGCCTTGATCAAGCCTGATCCTGCGATCTCAGAAAGCCCCATTGCGAGCGTCGCGCCAGCCTTGACTGCTCCTCCCAATCCCGCTTGCACCTCAAGATCGAATGCTGCTTTCTCTTCTTTTGTTGTCGGAGCCGGGCCTGATGCGATATTATATAGCGCCTTCACACTATCTTTCGATTCCTTGTAGAACCTTCCGAATGTCTCGCCCCATGACAGTTCTCGTCCTGATCCATCGAGGTCGAGTTCTTTCGACTTGAGGTATAATGGCAGATTCTCCTCCTCGAGCAGGTCCGCAGGATTTGCCATCATGGCCTTTCCCGTGTCGTTCAAGGTGTAGTCGTCATTGAGCGCTCCCGCCTTTTTCAAAGCGATAGCCATCTGACCACTCTGCGTTGATTTGCCATCAGGTGTGGCATAGCCAATGTCAATCAGGTCTTCCGCCGAAGTGATCTTCGGGAACAGTTGGTTGTCATACAGCGGGCTTGCGTTCGCTGTGTATGTCGGAACCTGATAGTCTTCTGGAAGTTCCTGCAACTCCTCGGGGGTCATGGACTTAGTGACCATGCCGAGGGAGTGTGTCCCGAGTGCCTGTCTGAGCGCGGCTTTTTGATTTGGGGTCATTAACGAAGTCCGAATTCTTTGTTTAGATTTAAGAGGGATTCCTCAAGACTTCCGGCAGGAGCTTGCGGTTGCGCCTGTTGCGCTGGAACCCTTGAGGATGCCTTTTCCAATTTCTTGAAATACTCAACCTCATCGCGGAACACTGGCAGCGGGTCAGGGCTATTGAGAATCTCGTTAGCCTTTGTGGTCTGACGCTTTGCCCCGGGTGATGCTGGCATTGTCTCGAAGATGCTTTCGTCCGCACCCAGCTTCTTGCCTGCGAGAATTGCTGCGTTGGCGGCTTGCATCAACGACTTCTGAGCGGACTTCCAATCCTGACTCACGCTGAGATCGCTGACGGCTGCTTGAAGAGCTGATGTTTCACGCTCAGACATCGACGCTGCGGTTCCGCTCTGCTCTTTGATTTCGCGCATTGCCTGAACAAGGTTTTGTCCCTTGATGTTCTCAAACAATGCATAAACGCCACCTTCCGTTCGAGCGAGTTTGGCAAGTTCTTCTGCTGGCTTAGATTCTCCGAAGACTTTGTATCCTTCTGGGTGGTTGGCGAGACGTTGAATTACGTCGTATCGTTCGAGAATCTTGTAGATACCTGCGCGATCTCTGACTCGAACCTTCGCCTTGTTGAGTGTTGCAATATTCCGCCTGTTGTATTCATCCTCAGACATGATCTGCGGACCCTTCGTTTCAGGTTGCATCAACAACTGCTGCTTCATCTCCTCGACCACATCTTGTGACGGTGCAGTATTTGGATCCTGATATGCTTGGGTGACTGCGGCCTCATACAGTTTCGCCTTCCTTGGCGAAAGCTGGGTGAGCTTCGTGTATTCCTCGTTTGCTTGCGCATTTGCAGCAGCGACAGACTCTTGGGCCATCACTCCCTGCCTTGCACTTTCTTGAGGTGGTTGCGGTGGCGCAGCAGAAGGTACCATCTGAAGTTCATTGCTTGCCACTGCCCTTCCTTGCCCCTCATCTTCCATCTGTTTAAGCATCTCACGCTGCTCTTGCGTGCCGACAGGTTCAACCATCGATGTTGATGGCATGGTGTCGATCTCTGGAAGAACTCCATACCCACCAATCGCTTGTTCAATTGCATTGAGGTCAATGCCTTGATACTCTGGCTTCGCCAATGGTTTGCCTTGGCTATCTAGCAAGTTTCCACCTTCATCGATCAGATTCCCGCCTTTTGTCTTGGTGAATCTCGAAATGTTTCCTCCCTCGTCTTCCACGATCTGAACCAGTGGATTCCCCTTTGCATCCATCGCTGGCTTGAATCCTTCCGCGGCTTTAGACACCAAAGATGCCAAGTCGTTGCTGTATGCCTTGATGGTTGTGTCCATCTGCGGTGAACCGCTAACGATTGCCTGCGTGATGCCACCAGTGATCTGGTTGACTCTGTCTGACGGGACTCCCAGTTCTTGCGCCTTGGCGATGTATTCCTGCAACTGCAAAAGATCTGCTCCCGCTTGACCGGGGATTGGCATGTCAGATTGGGGTGCAGGGTAATCCATCGATTGCCCGGGTTGCGAAACGCCACCTTGCGGTTGGGGTCTACCAAACCCACCACCCAAGTAGTCCGGCATCCTGCCAAGCTGTGCTTCTTGGACTGCCACCGCTCTCATGCTTGTGTTCTGCTTGAGCAGGTCTTGGATGCTTGCCCCGAGTTGCCCTCGAACATCGACGGGTGTGTTCTCGTCCTTGAGGTTTGTGATTAGACTGTCGTAGTAAGGTGCTTGGACAGGATCCATGATCTTCGCCGCCTCAGCGATCTTGATCCCCATCGTCGCCATGTTCTTGCTTTCCTTCTGCTTCTTGAAGTAATCGGTCGCTTGCGAGATGCCCTGACCGATAGCCTGCATAGGCAAGCCAGAAGCCTGCACCACCCCAGAGTAATCTGGTTGTTGGTATCCCGTGAATCCAATATTCCCTGCTGTGAGTGCCATGAGTAAGTATTTGTTAAATTATACGATGGTGGCTTTAGGAATAGCTCCAAAAATGGTGGGCATTCCTTGGCGCAATCCCATGCCAGCAGATGTCCCTAGTCCGCTCATCATGCCGCTGAATCCACCGCTTCCAAGGCCAAGCCCGGCAGACAGTCCTCCGGTGAATGGTGCGGCAGCGAGACCAATCCCTTTTGTGAGAAGCCCCATCATTTGCGCCTGACGTTGTTGGTCGGCTTGATATTGCGCCATCGCCTGCTTGTCCAATGCCCCTGCGCGTTGGTTTGCAAAATTCAATGGAGCATTGTAATCGAATTGGCCGGATGATGCTGGTCCCATCGACATTGCTGTGGCGAGATTCTGACCACCCGCACCGTAGGCAAGCGGGGCGCTCGATAGCGCCTGCAAGCCCGGCTGGGTGTAAAACCCACCTGCCATTTCATAGCTTCTAGCACCTGCTCGCGCCGCCTCTTCACGCTTGCTTCCAAGCACTCCCTCGCGCCCCATGATCTCTGCCGCGAGTCCAGCATTGCCACCGAGCCTGCCTGCCGCCTGAGCGCCTTCCCGGGCCGTCTGCTCATACATGCGTTGTTCTTGTGGCGTGACTCCTTGTGCCGACGCTCTGGCACGTTCCGCCTCCTGCGCTGATGCCTTCACCGCTGCCGCTTGCTCTGGGGAGAGCGTCTTCATCAAGCGCCGGGTGAGACCTGCCTGCTCGGTCATTTGACCAAGCTCACGCTCACGAAGCTGCTTGATTGTGCGGCTGGCATCCTTGCCTGCGGACAGTTGCAGTTTGTTCAGCCCAGCCTGATCGCCGACACCACCGAGGAACTGGCCAGTCTGACCAAGCATCTGTGACATTAAGCCGGGGCCAAGCTGCGACTGAAGCTCCATGAATTTTGGAACCTCACTGCGATAATAGTTCAGCAGTTGACTAGACTGATTGCCAGCGATTGACAAAGGGTCCACAGATTTTGGCACCTTAGGTGCGCCTCCAAATAGATCGGATAAGAATCCCATAATTTTGTTTTAAGTTCTAGCTGGCTTGATAGCGATTTATCTAACTACAATCACATCCACGATTGCTTTATCGACAAGCTGAGTATTGTTCTCTGGGTTGAAAAATTTAACTCTGAACGAATTGGCGAGCTGGCTTGTTACGAACCCTACCGCAATCTCAGCGCCTGCAATCTCATCGGAACACGCAATGGAGACCGCATAGTTCGCGTCGACCATATTGGCAGCAAATAAGAATGTATAATCCCCGGGATTGTTTTTGGTGACACTGGTGATGTTGCCTTTTTCCAACAGTGCTGGAGTGACTCCGTTGTATCTTGCCCATGCGCGGACTCCGTAAATCGGGGCAGAACCAGTTTGCGCACCATTCAGCTTTGCCGGGGTGACGCTTGCATCAGCGAGCTTCCCCGTCGTCACGTTGAGATCGGCAATCTTCGCAGTGGTGACTCCAAGATCGGCAATCTTCCCTGTGGTCACGTTCAAGTCGGAAATCTTCGCGGTGACGACGCTATTGCCAGCTAACTCGTTGGATGTGATCCCGCCAGCGGCGACTAGCAGTTTATCACTGGCCAAATCGAGCGTTCCGTTGAAGATGGCGTCTGACGTCATCTTGCTCTGGGCGATGATGTTATTCATCTTCGCGCTAGTGATTGTATCAGTAGCTGTAAAACTGTATGTTGTAGCAATTGCGCCCATATTATCTTTGAGAAATGATTTGCCTGTTAGTGACTGATCCCGAAACAGTGACAGAATTGATCTTTGGAGAACCAATGGTCCTCGTCAAGGTCATCGTCCCGGTGGAACCGCGGATCCCTCCGAGTCTGCACCTGATGCTTGCCGTCTCTGCCTCGTTGGGAGTGCTCGGAGTTAGGAGTTCTCCGAGGAATGTCGTCGTCGTGCCGATTGACTGGGCCGCATCTGGGTCTTCCGCTGCGAATGATATGTCGTATTCACCGCTCTGCCCGGCAATCGTCTGCATGTTCACCTGCGCGTCGGTGAATCTCTTGCGTTCCAGTGTCCCAAAATCGTATCCTCGCGTCGTCAACGATGCCGTGACGCTCGGAGAGACGACAGAATTGGAGTTGTCCACATTGAGCGTGTCGTTGGAGCTTTCAAATGCCTCGAGTTGGTGCAACCCACCGTTGGACGTCACCGCATAGATGTTGTTACGCACCCCTGCGCTGCCAATCACGAAGTCTTCGATCAAGAAGCGAGAGTCGCCGAAGGTGTCGAGTGACTCCCAGCCCTTGTTCAAGAAATTGAAGACCAAGATCGCGTTGTTGCCATATGAATCGTTGGCTCCGGGGGAAGAGTCTAACGGGACGGCAAGGTAATACCTGTTCTCATGCAGGACGGCGACCGACTTGTCGGCGAAATTCTTGTTCAGCCTGTCGATGTATGGCTGGATGTTCTTCGAAAGTGGCTCATCAACCCCGCGCAGGTTGTAGTCGTTGAGGAATTCCGCCCCATACACGCCATCGTCGGACAGGAAGAGCATCACGTTGCCCTTCATCACCACTGACTTCCTTGCCAAGCACCCAACCTCGGATGTTAACTCAGTGACCTTGGTGTCGGACAGACTTCCCAGCGTGCCAGAAATCAAATGCAGGCTGTTGCGGTTGAGAACCACCAACTGGTCCTCGTAGAACCCGTGCATGGCGACCACGTAGTCGGCAGTGCCACCACTGACTCGGAATTGGTTGGCAATCCGGTCGAAGGTAGTCGTGTCGAGAATGTCAGAGACCGCGATCTCGTCAGTGATCTTTCGGCTTGTGTATGTAGGCAGATCGAATGTTCCTGCGCCGTCGTAGTAATACGGCACCCACAGGCGACGTTGGAAATGAATACCCCAAGGCGCACCCGGTTGGTGCATGAACCCTCCACCGACGCTGAATCTGCCTCCAAATTCAAAAATCTCCGTAGACGATGTGCTGTAATTTCCGACAGGTGCATACCACTTGATCACGGTCGTTGTCGCTGAGACGACTTGGAATTCCTGCCCGACCATCGAAGCGAAATCGACTGTCTCCGCTTGGCGCACGACGATGATGTCGCCTGCCTTGATCGTTACGTTGCCCGGCACTGTCGCCTCGACCAACCCGTTGGCAATCTCTACGTCCTTCGCCTGAATGTTAAATGTCTGCGGCTGAGTGTAAGCGCCGCCGGGGGATAGCGTGAATCCATCAGTGGCAATCGCATTCGTGACAGTGAATGTTGTGCTGGTCGAGATCCCAGCGGCGACAAATGTGAATGTGTCTTGGTCCACCACGGTGGCTACCACATATGTCCCGTTGGGTGGAGTCCCCCCTGTGAGTCCAGAAATCACGATTGATGCGCCCACTAGCAAACCATGGTCTCGGACGTTCATCGTCACCACAGTGTTTGGAGACGCTGTAGCGTTTGAGCTTGCCGAGACGACTGGGCGACCATTGGGATACCACTCGAAAGCCTGCTTGCCATCGCGGAAGAGCATGACCTTGTCAAAAACTTGGATCATGTCGGTGTCCTCGCCGAGGGCCTGCCCGATAGGATAGGCAATGTCAGTGATTCCATACCCGTCCAAGTCGATCTTTTTCGCGACGGTGTCGAGCGCGACGACAACAAATTCCTTGTTAGATTGATTCGGGTCGCTGAACAGGCACGATGCTCTCACGTTTGCCGAGGCAAAGTCGTCGATTGGCATCTGGGAGAGAAATCCATTGACGTCTGACACCGAGGTCACGCCGGGGACCGTATACTGCAATGTGTTAGCGTCAACATAGGTCAGCTCGTAACTGCCATTCACAGCGGCATCTAATTCTGTGACCTTCGCCCATCCGCTCGAACCTGCCTCGAACCCGTGACTGGTCACTGTGATGCTGATCACACCAGCAGGTGACGCTGTCGCACCTGCGATCGTCTTGGCGGAATTGATCAGGTAGAACGGGAGCTTCAACGGCTTGCTTGCGGTCGTCAGCGCACCAGTCTTGCTGGCAACGCTCTTACGAGGTTTCCAATACCCTTCCATGCGACCGTTGATAGACTCACGCACTTCGCCCGGCTGAAGCTCGTTGATCTGCAACCGCTGATTGACACCCATAAACGACTTGTCGCCATCAGTGGCAATCGCATCGCTCATTCCTGACCCAAATTGAGACATTTATGCGTAGTATGCGATGACGACGCCAGTGGCTACAGAGATGCTCGAGAACGATCCTCCAATACCAATACCCGCAGGGATAATAACTGGGTCAATTATCGCCGCGAGGCCAATCACATTGCTCGACACCAAATCGTCCAAGACTGCATCGTTGATGACTTGAATCCACCGGAAGGTTCCAGTCGCGCTGGAACTTGCTCCGATGACAACACCTCCACCTTGACCCTGTAGCTGATATGAATCTCCTCTTGCCATGAGCAGGCAATAGCGGAAACCGTGGAAACCGTCAACCTGCTGGCAAGCACAGTCAGGGACGTTTGAAAATGGACGGGAGGTTTTTACACCCAGCTAGCAGAGGTGATCAGTCCGCCGCAGTCTGTTTTATCCCGAAAATGGCAGCCTGTCGCGATCCAGATTGTGAGCCTTAGATTCCACCCCCCAGATTGCGACTCTGGGGTCGAGGGTCATGCGCTTTCACTGGCAGGCCATTGTATGGCGACCGATTACGTCGGTCAGTCGTGTGGTAGCTTTCTGTTTCTAGGTATCCTGTAACCACACTCCAACCCCCGGTCAGGTCGCTCACTGTGAGTGTCTGCGCGCAGGGACCGTGATCTCTTTGTG